ACCAGTTTTTGTAGAACCTTTTGCGATCACAACTGGATTTGATCCTTTTGCGTCATCATACCTAATAATCTCTTTTCGTATTACTGAAGTTCCATCTTCATTTTTTTCGTCAGTAACAGTTATCTTGGTGGATGTATAGATTAGTTTTCCTGTAGGAGCTCCTAATATTTCTTGAGCAATTACTCCTAATCCTTCGGCCGGAAATCTATAAGGACTTATTGGGGTTTGCTTTGTTCTCTCCGCCATCTGAAACTTTTTTATCTATTTAGTACTATCTTTTCATAATCTAATGATAGCAAGTCATCAAGTTCTGTTCTATTTACAATGTATACTTGAGTTGCTAATTCTTCCCAGGTATATTGTCTGTAAGTTCTAAGATGAAAATTTAATCCACGAAACCCCCAAGGGAATATTTCAGTAACTGCGACCAAAGGATGTTGATCGTATTTAATTTTAGGAGTTTTTGCAAAATATCTAAAGGTGCAAATGTTTCCCTCTTCTGGAATAGGTGCAACTGTATCATTCAGTGCATACATTATCAATTCCATCCTATCATCAAGATTTTTTTCAGATTGAATTTCTTGTCTTACAGGTTCGATACGGTTCATTTGATACCTAGTTCGTCTTCTGTGATAATCTTAAATTCAATGCGTCTATCTTCACAGAATTCATTTGCTGCTTTCCACTTTGCCTGATTTACAGCATAGGTTTTACACTCATATAGATATGACTTTGTTACTCTGGATCTCTTCTTTGGTGGTTGTGTTTGCTTTTTTGGTTTGACTTCTATTACATAGGTCTTTAGTTGACCTGTGCTCTCTTTTACCTTTATAATAAAGTCAGGAAAATATCTGTGGACTCTGTGATCAACTGGTGAGATGTATGGAATGAAGAATTCTTCACTTCCCCACTCAAGAATGTTTTCATTCAA